CGATGGCACCTTGCGGTCCGAGCTCGATGTAGCTCCCACCGCCGTAGGACATCTCACCGATCAAGTCACGTACCCAGATGTCCGAGTAGACCGCCTGGTCCGCATAGTCGAGGACCAGACCCATGAGGCGGATGTGAGCGTCGAGCATGGAAAGGACCTGGTCGAACTGGCCCCGGAACTCCCCGTCAAGGGTGATCCTGGGCCCTATGACCACCGGGCACACACCGAGTTTGTGCTTGACACGGTCCAGTTCCACCGGGTAGAACTCGACATCCCCGGCAACGAAACCGGTGCCGACCGAGTAGAGCCCGGCCACCACAACCTCGTCAGCATCGAAGAACTCGATCAGGACTACCTTGGTGTTCTCCTCGGGCACGCTGAACCCTGGTTGCGAGGCGTTCGTTTCGGTGAACTCAACAATCTTGTCCTGGTATTTCTTGGGAAGGGCGGTGAAGTACACGTCCCGGGCGAACATCACCCGGTGAGCAACATCACCCAAACGGAAACCCGGTTCCGGGTAACAGTGCCTAGGGTCCCTGCGCTCGATCAGGGGGATCCGCTGCTCAAAATCGGGGAGGATCGTCCAGGTAGAGAACCCGTAAGCGCCCATGTCCATGACAGAACGTTGGATGAGCAGATCGATCCCGTTCGTGTCGAAATACGAGGCGCACGCCTGCTCGGTAGTGCCCGCCTTGTCCTTGGCGCCCTGGGTGCCCTTGGACGGTTGGACACGGATGGTGGGGACCAGGGAAGCCGCCTCGGCGGTGTCCTCGAGCGCCACCTGGACCAGGTTCGGGGTTCTCGCTTCGATCCGTTCCTCGTCCGGGTCGAACACCTCGAACTCGCCCGCCACAACAGCATCGATCAGTTCCATCCGCTGGTCACGGTCAATGTACCTGGCCCGGTAGGCCGTGTACATGATCGGGAGCCGCTCAATGTCGAGCATCGTTCGTTCCTTCAGCAATCTCGAGGAGTTTTCTCTCAAACGGGGTCATGGGCCGGCCGAACCGGAGCTCAAAGGAGACTGATCGGACATCGGAAAGGCTCGCCGTTCTCGGCATGTTGAAGTAGATCGGTTTCCCGTCCTTGTCGAGGGTGCCACACACCACCTCGTTCTCTCCGGCCCGGGTCTGGGCTTTCCTGAAGGCTCGTTTGTTCTTCCGGTTGTCGAACATTACCTCTCACTTTCTTGCCCCTGGCGTGTCTCCAGCTGCTCGAAAACCACGTCCCGGGGGAAGGGCAAATTCTTCACCCCCACCTTGTGGCACAAGCAGCAGTAGCAGCTGATCTCACGCCAGGACTTCGGTCTCCGTGTCGGATGTCTGATCATCATGGGAAGGGTTCCAGATCCTCGGGTCGATATTGAAGGGTGGTTCGATCCCCTCAGCGGGGAACTCTCTCACATCACGGTGGTCCTGTGCGATACCGAGGGTAGCACGACGGTACCCCCACTGGCCTCTCGTCATGTGGCCCCGGCGCTGATCGGTCAGAGAGACTCTTCGGATCTCACGGTTGGCAAAATCGACGATATGCCGGCGCTTTTTGATCCTCTCCGGGACGTGCATCCGTTCGTTGAAGAGCGGCAAATGGGCTCTTTCAAGAAGCTGTCTCACACCGAGCTCAGCGAACCAAAGAGACATGACACGATCGTTGGTCTGGCCCATCGGGAAGGCCATCAGCTGGTCCATCATCGGCTGGAACGCTCTCACCGTGGGCGAGTTCCCCCAGGGGAACGAGTACAGGCCGGCGGTGATCAGCGGGGCGATCGACTCGACACCGAACTGGGGGTCCCATTTGTTATTGTGGGTATTGTGGGGCGTGACACGCACCCCCCGTTTCGCCAGGTACTGCACGATCTCCGTGTTGTACTGGACGAGCTGGGACTGCAACCCGTTATTCTCAACCCGCCACTCGAAAATCGGGTACAGGTCGGTCCATTCCATGATCTGGTCCCGCATCTGCGGGGCTCGCATCGACTTGACCGCCACCGAATCGACCACATAGCGCATCCCCGTGCCCAGGTCCACGGCCAGGAGAGTGAAGGCCGTGTACCCGGAACCCTTGTTCCCGCCCGCCGGGTCCAGGCCGGCGATCAGGCGCCAATCGGACTCGTAATGGCCCAGCACCCTACGACCATCCTTCGCTTCGTCGAGCATCTCCTGGGTGAACGAGGCGCCCAACCCGGGCACATCAACGTTCTGGTACACTAACTGGAAATCGGCCGGTTTCATCTCAGACCGGTGGATCAGAGCCTGCTCGTACGGGAAATGGTCCCCCCAGAGCATCTCCTCAGCCTCCTCATCGAGGATGGTAGGGTACCGGACCACCACATACCCGTCACGTTTCATCAGGACCGAGTTGATATCACCCGGGTGGACACGGGTCCCGG